CCACTATTCGCCGAGTCGAACGTTGTACAGTTGAAAATTTTCCAGGACAATTCAGGATTGCTTTAAGAGATATACAGCTTGATCCGTCCGATATAGAAGAACTCGAATACAGGCATCAGGAGTATTTCCACAGTGGCATTAAGCTTAGATGAAACTCCACTACCATCACCACCAGTAAAAGAAAAGCCAGAAAAGCCCAAAGAGGACAGTCTAACTGATAAAGAACTGTCCATTTTGGCAATGATGGAGCAAATTTACTGGCAAACTGGTAGACTTCCTTCAAAAGAAATGGTCGTTGAGAGGCTCGATCCATTTCAAGGACCAGCAGCTAAGGCTCGTGTAACTGCCACTTTCAACAAACAACGGTTCCAAGATGCCCTAGAAAAGCGTGGTTTGGAGTATAAGAACGACACTGAACTTCTTACTCCTAAGCAACTTGTACTAGTCAACATGCTTTTAAACGTCGAAGACAAGAAGTCTCTTCGACAGAAGCTAGAGCTTTTGGGTATTACATCGGCACAGTATCAGGCTTGGCTCCGTGATCCGGGGTTCCATAGTTACCTGACTATGCGTACAGAACAGCTATTTGAACACTCGGATCATGAGGCTTACAAGTCTCTTCTCCAAGCTGTTATGCGTGGAGATACCGCTGCGATGAAGCTTTTCTTTGAAATGCGGGGGATTTATAACCCGAGAATTGACGTTAATATCAACATTGAGACAGTTGTGTACAAATTGATAGAAATTGTTGGGAAGCATGTGAAGGATCCTAATCTACTTCAAGCCATAGCTAAGGATGTTGAAGTTATGGAGATTTCTCGATAATGCCGCGTAAAGCAAAGTCTCAGATCAAGACTGAGAAGCAGATGGCATTTGCTATAGCATCCGGTTTACGGGCTCAAGCACGCTTTCCTAATATTTATCAGTACAAACCTCATGAGAAACAACAGAAATTTCACGAGAGTTTAGCTCCTAAAAAGCAGTTTGTCGGAGGAAACCGCTCCGGCAAGACCACCGGCGGAGCCGCTGAGGCCGTGTGGTACATGCAGGGTAAGCACCCATATAAGAGGCTGCCTTGGGAGCCACCCACCTTTGGAAGGATCGTTACAGTTGACCTCATCCAAGGTCTGAATAAAATTATCCTTCCGATGCTTTCAAATCTCATTCCTAAATCATGGCTGCTTAACGGATCTTGGGAAGATAGCTACGATAAGGAACTTCGCACGATTACGTTCGAGAATGGTTCGTACTGTGAAATTTTAACATACGAACAAGACCTTGAAAAGTTTGCTGGTACATCAAGACATTGGACGTGGTTTGACGAAGAACCACCCAAACAAATCTTCACAGAATGTTCATTGAGGCTCCTAGATACTTCCGGTCATTGGTGGATGACTATGACCCCAGTAGAAGGAATGTCGTGGACTTATGACGACGTTTACTCTCAATTTGGAATAGATCCGTACCTTCTTGTGGTCGAAGTTGATATGGATGATAACCCATACTTGACTGAGGAAGGTAAAACTCTAGCTCTAAGTGGACTATCCCAAGAAGAACTTGATGCTCGTCAGCATGGTCGATATGTGTCTGTTGGCGGCTTGGTTTATCCTGAATTCGATCCCGAAAAGCACGTCATTGACGCTATCGGACCACCACCAGGTTGGATGCGATTTGATTGTATGGATCATGGAATTCGTAATCCGACAGCTTGGCTCTTCTGTTGTGTAGATCGGGATGGTCGAATTATTGTTTTGGACGAGTACTATCAAGCTGGACGAATTGTAGCCCATCATGCTAAGTTTGTGAAAGAAATGGACGATGAATACGGTGAACCGGCTTATCGGGTGGGTGATCCTAGTATTCGTAACACTGATCCTATCACGGGTACCTCTGTCCAACTCGAATATGTCTTCAACGGAATACCTATTATATTGGGTAATAACGATATGTCTGCTGGTATTACTCGTCTTAAGACTAGATTCCTGGGGAATGCTTTAGTTGGTCCAGAACTCTATATCACACGAAACTGTGATAAGTTAATTTGGGAACTTCGGAAATATCGCTGGGGTAAGTGGGCTCACAAGAAAATGAATTGGGAGCGTAACGCTAAAGAAGATCCAGTTAAGAAAGACGATCATGCGGTTGACGCGTTACGGTATGGTGTTGCCAGTAGGCCAGAGAACGACGATGGCTCGACTACGCCTGATATGTCCTCCATTCCTTTAGGAGCCCAAGAAGTAGTAGAGCCAAATAAACCATTTAAAGATAGTGAACTAGTAAAGATGGGTAAGCCCTACAGGGATTATCACTTAGGAGAAGATTGGTAATGGCTTTCAACGTTAAGATTGATGGGAAAACTGTTCACGAAGTTGACATTGATCCTCGTCTAGTTGTTAGTGTTAGTCTTCGGACTGCCGCAGGCGAGGCTGGAATTGCCGGTTCCCCTTTCTCTGGAGAGGGCAATGATTATGTCAATCTTGTTTTGATCTGCCAGCAACCGACCGCACTTCCTGTAGTGGAAGATGATGCACGGCTTGCTGCACAAGAAGAAGGACCGGAAGAAATTTTGACGTATAACGAAAACGCTCAGCGAGAAGCTGCTCTTGCAGAAGTAGATGCAGAATATGCTGAAAAGTCTACTGGAACAGAAGAAGATTTGTCGAATGAATATAATGCTGCTCGTGCGGCTGCTCTTGATCCGGATCAAAGAGAAGAAGTTGCTCCTACAGAAGAAGTTGCTCCAGAAGAGAATCCTACTCAAGAAGAAAGTGATCTTTCTCTCTGATGTTCCAATTAGTTGATGAATTATTGGCTATGCCAGGACAATGCTATCTTTGTGGCAGTCCTGATAAAGCTCCTTACATTGATTGGGGAGTAAGTATTGAGTTCTACGGTGCTCTTTACACTTGTCATGAATGTACGGGAGCCGTAGCTTCTCTCTTGGGTTGGGTTTCAGCGGAAAAGCATCACGATATTGTGATGATGAATGATAAGCTTGCTGCTGAGAACATTGATTTGCTCTTTCAAACTCGTGCTCTGAGACAAGCTATTGAAGGACTGCGAGCAGCCGGATTTGTAGTGGAGGAAAATGAGCCCATATCTGGCGACGATATTCAGTCTGACAGTGTTATTGCTGATCTTGACACTGATTTTTTGGTGGATACTTCGTCTGTTGATGAAGCAACACGAGACTCAGATGAACTCTTGGATTCTGGAGAGGGAACGTCTGATGAATCGAGTAATGACAAAGGAATGGACAAGTTACGCTCAGATGACTCAGGCTTTAAGTTCTCCCTTTGAAGGTGAGGAAGTTACAACCGGAATGTCTGACGAAGAGGAACTTCGTCGATGGAAATTGATGCATGAACAGTCTGGAATCGGAGAATCTCTGAATGGCGACGACCTTGGAAACGAGTTCAACGAACTCGGATTATTCGGAACCTAATCCTGGTATGCCGAATACGGGCCTCGCTAATATTCGAGGCTCGAAAAGCAATAAAAAACTTCTAGACTACGCAAACGAGTGTTTTCGGAGGGACAAGAATTATCGTCAGCAGTTTGAAAACCAGTGGTATATGAATCTTGCTTTCTATTTTGGGAAGCATTATACTCAGACAGTTGCTACTGCTAGTGCTACTGGTATGGTTACATCTAGAATGTATGAACCTCCTGCTCCACCGTGGAGAGTTCGTCTTGTTTCAAATAAGGTTCGTACCTTCTTACGTAAAGAACAGGCAAAGCTTACTAAAGAAATGCCCATGGGCTTTGTTGTTCCACAATCCTCTGACGATGAGGATATTCTAGCTGCTCAAGCTGGAGATAATCTGGCTGAATTCTTCTGGCGTGAACAAGATCTGATGATGCATCTTCGTCGTGCCGTGTTCTGGCTGAGTCTGACTGGAACTGGATTTCTCAAAGATGGATACGATGAGAACGCTAGATTTGACACGGTTCAGAAGGGCGACGTGTTTTGCGACCGTGTGTCTCCATTCCATATTTTCGTTCCTGATGTTCAAGAAGAGGATCTAGAAAATCAGCCCCATATAATTCATGCCTGTGCGAAGAGTCCTGATGCTGTTAAGAGAATGTATGGTGTTGATGTAAGACCTGATTCCAGTGGTACGGATATGGTGGAAGATAAATTTCTGAGTGCCTTAGGGATTAAGGAATCTTCTTCTAAAACTCAAGTATATATTAAGGAAATGTGGTTGAAGCCTTGTAATATGCTTCAAAATGGTGGGGTGATTATCTTTACCCAAGAGCAGATTGTCAAGGTTTTAGATGGCTGGCCTTATCAACACGGTCAGTATCCGTTCTCAAAATTCGATCTCATGCCTACTGGACGATTCTATTCTGAATCCAGTATGGTAGACTTGATTCCTCTCCAGAAAGAGTATAACCGTACTCGTTCACAATTGGTTGAAGCTAAGAATAGAATGGCTAAACCACAGCTTTTGGCTCCGAGAGGTTCGGTTGATCCCAACAAAATTACATCGGAGCCAGGACTTGTTATACAGTATACTCCTGGTTTTCAACCTCCTACTCCCCTTGCTCTCTCTACTATTCCTCAGTATGTTCTAGAGGAATTGAATAGAACATACTCGGATATGGAAGATATTTCGAGTCAACATGCGATCTCTAGGGGAGGAACGCCAGCCGGAGTACACGCAGCTACAGCTATTTCCTACCTCCAAGAGCAAGACGATTCCGTTCTCTCAGCGTCTATCTCTAGTATCGAAGATGGGGTTGAAAGAATTACCCGGCATTGGCTCTCTTATGTTACACAATTCTGGGATTCACAGCGACAAATTCAAGTAGCCGGAGAAAACGGCGCTTATGAAATGTTCATGCTGGACAAGAATTCCCTCGGAGCTAACACAAACTATCAAGTTCAGGCCGGATCAGCTACTCCTAGAAGCATTGCAGCAAAGCAAGCTTTTATTATGGAGCTATACAAGATGGGACTGGTTCCGCCTGACAAAGCTTTGCGTTACTTGCAAATGTCTGAAACCGGTAAGATGTACGAAGAACTTCAAATTGATGCAAGACAGGCTCAACGTGAGAATGTAAAAATGTCCCAAGGTGATCAGACTATTACGGTTAATACTTGGGATAATCACATTGCTCATGTTATGGAGCATGATAATTACAGGAAGCGTCAGAGTTATGAGACTTTGCCTCCTGAGGTTCAGGCTCTATTTGAGCAGCATGTTGAGCATCATAAAGCTTTCATCCTGACTCATAAGGGTGTTCCTGAACCTATTGTTCAAGAAGCTCTTAATGATCCTTCGGGATTGATGATGGATCGCTTGCTTTATTCTCCGTTGCCTGGAATGATGGGGCCACCACCGGGGCCAGGTGGCGGAAATGGTAATGCTCCACAAACTCCCCCTCATCCAGTTCCAGGTTCACCCGGTCCCACCCCAGGTACTCCACCACAAGGAAATTCACCAGGTTCACCACAGCAAGTGGGATTGGCAGGTCCACATTAAATGCCCTGGAATGCTCAAAATTTTGCTAAAAAGCATAACCATAGTATGAGTCCTGCTCAAGCTGCTAAAGCTGCATCAGTTGCAAATGCTATTCTTAAGAAAAATGGTGGAAATGAAGGACAAGCAATTGCAATTGGTAATGCAACAGCCCAGGGAACTTTAAAACATGCTGCTGGTAGAAAACTAGGATTACAAAAATGAGTAATCCTATTCAGAGAGCAGCACATCGAAGGTTGACGAAGACTACTATTAGTGGAGGGAAGGGCCAAAAACCAGTTACTTTCAATAAGGGTGGACTTCATCAATCTTTGGGTGTTCCACAAGGACAAACAATTCCTTCATCTAAGATGCAAGCAGCCTTGAGTGGATCATACGGAGGTAAGGCGCAAAAACAAGCTAATTTCGCCCAGGGAATGTTAAAATCCGGTCGTAAAACTGCACAGAGGAATGCTAATGGCTAGAGCACAGGTAGGAAACCGACAAGGCGTTACTGCTGTAGGCTACAATGGGTTTATGGCAAATATTACTGCTGATGGTGTGAATACCGTTACTGTAGATGATACTAATGATGTTGATGTTGGTAGAAATATTGACATTGTTAATTCGGCTACGGGTGCTGTTTTAGCTTCTAACCGTACAATTACGCAAGTTACTTCGGCTGGAGTTCTTACTTATAGTGGTGCAGATGTAACAGCAGTTCCTGGGACTCATGTTATTGTAACCACAGGTACGACGGTTGCTTCTGGATACAGCAATCTTAATGGTGGACCCACTCCTGGGGAAGGCTTCCATATGGGTGGTGAAGCTTTGACGATTGATCGTCTTCGAGCAAGACTTAAGTCAATCAATGCAACTACTTATTCTGATACAGAGATGGATAAGATGACAGAAAATGATCTTGTCTATGCTCTGCGTCAGTATGAAGCTCCAGCGAGTATTAAGTAATGGCTGGTCCTCCGGCATTCCTCAAAAAGGCTGCGAAACGTCGTATGGATGCTGCTCTTCCTAGTAATGCACCTTCAAATCCTAAGAAGGGTGGAGTAGCTACCTTTGCTAATCCAGGCAATAAGGCTGGTGCTGGTTTGTTACAGCAAAGGCCACAAGCAGGAGCAGCAGAAGAAGCTTCGGAACCTCCTACGAATTTCCTTTCAAAGCTTGCATCTGCTCCCACTCCAAAAAAACAAAAGACTAAAGTTCAACCTGCTGCAAATCGTAAGCTTGCTGCAATGAGATTGGCCAATTTGAATAAGAATAAGCCACCTATGAGTCCTATGAATCAAGGAATGTAATGGCGATTAATCCAGCATTCCTGCAAGCTTTGCAGCAGCAACAAAGACCTCCTACAGGTCCGCCACCACAATTGCTGCAAGCTCCAATGCCTGGTCCACCACAATTACCTCCTCGTCCTCCAATGCCTCCACAAATGGCTGCTCCACAAATGGGAGGAATTGGTCCGCAGATGGGTGGAATTGGACCACAAATGGGTGGAATGGCTCCACCACAAAATCCGATGCAGCCTGCTCCACAACCTTCTTTGCAGCAACAAAATCCAATTGTTTCAATGCTTTCCCAAATTGGAGCACAACAACCACAGCAACAACCTGCTGTTACAGTTCCTCCACCTAATCCTCTTGTAAGAGCAGGATTGGGTGCTGGAGTTTCAAATCAGATGAATCAAATTGGAGCACAAGCTCCCACGCCTCCACTTAATCCAGTTGTAGATATGTATGATAACGCTCCACCCATTGTTCGCGAGGCGATTCGTCGTCGTCTCTTTACTCAAGGAATGTAAATGTCAGATCAAGGCTCCCAGGGTCTTCCTGATCTATCCAGCTTTTTGCCGGATGGACAGCAGGGAGGTACAGGACAAGAAGAAATAGATTCAGGCCAGGGCGAAGCCAGCCTTTCAGATGGTTTTCTTAGTAATGTTCCCGAAAATGATAGGGCTGTTGTTGGAAAGTACGTCAAGGATTGGGATTCCAACGTTACTAAGCGATTCCAGGAGATTCATAACCAGTATGCTCCCTTCAAAGAGTTGGGAGACATTAATCAGCTTCAACGAGCTATTGAAGTCTATGACTTGTTGGACAATAGTCCAGAGGTTGTTTATGAGACTTTGAGGCAACATTTTGAACAGCAATTGAGTCAGGGTCAACCTGTTCCTCCTGGTTTCCAAGGTTATGCTCAACAGAATCAACCGACTCAAGCACCAGCAATACAACCTAACCCACAATTAGCGCAGGCTATGGCTCCACTTCTTTCTCCGCTGACAGATAGAATTCAGCAACAGCAAGATATGATGGAGAAAATGGCCCAGGCAATATTGGTGGGTGGTCAGAGAGAACAAGAAGCAGCGGAAGATAAAGCACTTGATGATTATCTTGCCGAACTAGAATCTCGACATGGTAAATTCGATCAACGTGCGGTTCTGATGGGACTTTA